TTCAATACAAACAGGAGATTGGATAAATGTAACAGGGACAGATGAAAATAATGCTGTTATAAACACATATATTTATCCTCCAATTTTTACAAAAGATGTTGCTACTGGCCCAACTTATTATTACCTGGCAGATGACGGATCAACATACAATGATCGGTGGTTACAAGATTTGGCACAAGCGGCACCCACTCCGTCCGTTCCACCCACCCCGACCCCTCCTCCGACGGCCACCCCAACCCCAAGCGTGACCCCAACGGTAACTCCAACCATGACACCAACAGTCACGCCAACCCCTTCAGTTACCCCGACACCCACGGTAACACCGACTCCACATCCACCTGCTCCACCAACAGTTACACCAACAGCGAGTATTACACCAAGTCCATCAATCACACCGAGTCCTTCAGTGACTCCTACGCCTTATGCAGATATTCGTTTTCGTGATGAGACTGGCTTCTATACAAATTTTCGGTTGTGGAAATGGGATGGAACAACTGCTGTTACACAAACAGATGTAGCATGTACCACAAGTTACACATACATATATAATGAATCAAATGAAGATACATGGTTTCTTGGTGATTTTTACAAAGGCTTCCTCTACTATTATACTCCATGGGATTGGCGTGATGGACGTGAGTTGATGACTTTCGAGATTACATTTACACCGACTCCAAGTCCAACTGTTACTCCAACACCAGTGCCTCCAACTATACCAACACCATTTGTAACACCAGTGCCAACAGCCTCTCCAACACCAACACCTGTTGGATATGTAACCCCATCACCAGTACCAACGGTCTCACCTCGTCCGTTGATGTACACAATTAAAGGAGCAAGACTTTCATGAAAAAGTGGCCTCTGTTTTTACTCTTAATCCCATCACTTTGTTTAGGAAGTGAAGGTTGGAATGCCAATCGTCCAGCAGGATCTGATACCTTTGATGTCTCAGATGACTACATCCGTGCGAATTGGACAGCAATAGGATTGATCTTGAAGAATCTTGGCTACTCAGAGGCGTCTGCATTCAGTGTCTCAACTGCTGGAGCAATTGCTACCTTAACGATCAATACTGGTCAAGGTGCAGTTGAATGCCACGCAATGGATCAGGATGTGGAGTCGAGTGACTCCGTTACCTTTACGAACGTAACTTCTGATGAATTCAATATCGTAGGAGATACTTCTTCATTCACTTTCAATAGTGATGTAGCAACTATGGCAGGAGATACTGTTGGATTTGTCCTGACAATTACTGGTGATCTTGTTGTAACAGACTTTACAGCTTCTACTTCTTCATTAGGAGTTGCGACTGCAACGACTCTTGACACAGGACAAGGGGCTAATGAGTTGTTTGATATGGATCAGAATGTTCTGGAGGCAAGTACTGTTACCTTTGCTAATGTGACGGCTACTACTGGAACGATTGCTACGTTGGATGGGACGACATTCACTGCTGTCGATCTCACTCTTTCTGATGATCTGGTGGTTGTGGATGATGTGACCTTTACCACTGGTGATGTTGATATCCAAGCAGGCACACTTGATGCTCCTACGATTAATACAGGACAAGGAGATGTTGAATGTTATGGTATGGATCAGGCTCTTCTCACAACCTCTGATCCTACATTTGGTGATCTTATCGTAGATAAGCTTACTGCAGGTTCTGTTGTTTCAACTATATCTTTTACAGCATTAACTTGTGATACGATTACTACGGGACATGGAGCAGTTGAATGCTATGCCATGAATCAGGATGTGGAGACTACTGACGATGTTACGATTAATAGTCTTATTATTGATAATGATGGGAACGTAAATAATCAAGTAGTTACATTTACAGATGGTGTCTATGCAGATCTTCCTTTTGGCAGAAGTACAGGACTTGTAATGAAAGTTGCTGGAAATACAGATAATGCTACTTTATGGTTAGAAGAAGGTGTTTCATTAAGTGCTTCACAAATATCGGTGGGTGATGGTTCTAATGAGCCAGCAATTTATATTAGTGCCAAAGCAAGTGGTTATAGCATATATGGATTAGGGGCTGGCACCTTTGGGCTTCCTACTTATTCCTGGGGAGATGCTTATCTTTCTATTATACATATGGATGAGGAAACCACATCACCAACCGCACCTACTGCAGTAGGCAGTTTTATTTATCTATCAGATGGAACACTTGCCGGAGTGGAGCAGGGAGACATTGTTGCAGTTTCATGGTGTGCTGCAAGTTCATGTGCCAACTACACAATCATTCATGATGCAAGTGCAGGAACATTATATAACCCTTAAGGAATCTCTATGCCAGAAGAAATAGTAATCAAAAACGGAAAGACGATCAAGCTCTGGAGTGGTATCATTGGGACTGCAATCACCATTCTCTTAGCAGGTGCCTTCGCATGGTTCACTGTATGCTCGGATATCAAGTTGGGAGCAACTGCTTGCCAAGTTCTTGATAAGAGGATAACGAAACTTGATGCTGAGGGTACTCATATATCCCGAAACATGAAAATTGATATGGCAGTCCTGAAATCCAAGGTAACTGGCATTGACAAGAAGATAGATGGGAATACAAAGAAACTGGACGAACTCTTACGCAGAGGAAAATAATGGAATCTTCAATGCTTGAAAATACAGGTATGACAGCACCGCAGGATCCAATTATTGGGGCTTCTGCAGGGGATGCTGGTGAAGGCTTCCCTCCTGGTGGTATGTTTCCTGGAGCAGGGGATATCCCAGTAGAGTGTTACTCAGCACGTACCATTGCAGAGTTCCAACAGTGTGTGTATGGGAAGAGTTGGGGGAGTGCTGGATCTGGTGGAGGAGCAAAACCTCTTGCTGAGGAAGAACTCCCAGGACAGAGTTATCTTGGACTACTTAGTCTTGGTGGGAAGATGCTGGATAAGGCATTGAGTTTTGATTATGGTGATCCAGTAGCTACGAATTATATGGATGCTGTTGGGCAATATGATGAAGGTTGGTATAAGGGGAATTATTATGGGAATCCATATGAGGGACGTGATACATATATTTTTCAGAATGATATGCCTGAATATCCAGGAGCAAATGAATCTGGTTTGAGCCAGTGGAGTCCTCCGAAAGTTGAACCTGAAATAGGACAATTTCCTACAGGAAGTGGTACATCACCAGTAGATGTTCACTACTCGCCTGAACAAGAATTTGCCATAAACCAAGGATACTTTCAAGAAGGAGAGATGTTGAACAGTACACCATTTGATCCGATAGGAAGTGGAGAAAGAAGTTTGGGTGACCCTTTTATTGGTCCGGATCAAGAAATTCCTCAGGGTGGATATTATGGTGTAGAGAACATGCCAGGAGTTTTTGACTATGGTCTTGCTGGATTGGGTGGTGCTGGAGTAGGAATTGGTATGGACTATCTGATGAGTACACTTTTGGATGAGGATCCAGATTATGGACGTTCTGCTTTCACTGGTGGAGTAATGGGTGCAGGAATGTTAGGAGCACAAGCGACAGGGACACAGGCTGCGGCATTGGCCGGTCTTGGTGCTGGAGCAGTTCCTAGTGGAATATTTGGAATGGTAGGGCCTGGTATAATAGGTACTGGTGCAGCACTTGCTCTCGGAGAACTTTATGGTGCGGGGCATCAGATTATTGATGCAGTTGGTTGGGGTAAGGGTGAGAACTTCAATCCAAACAAACGTGATCCAGTAAATCTTGGTTTAGACCCGCATCTGCCTGATGAAGATCGTGCTGAAGTAACTGATCGTTATTATTGGACTGGTGATCGTGGGTGGAAACAACGTGATGAATGGTTTGCCGAAAATGGTATTGATCAGCCTGATTTTAGCCTTGTTGGGCGTAAGCATAGGGGTGCAATGGGAGGCATGGAGTATGATATGGATCAATACCAAGAGCACATAAATAATACACAAGGTGGTTTTATTCAGTTTAGAACTGGCAGGTTTGATGATCCAACTGTCCAAGATAAAATGGATAAGGCCTATGCTGCAGAAGGGCGAGTGAATCCTTATTCAATTACTAAACCTTGGGATGATGCTGTTAATGCTGATGCTTCAGCCCCTGATTCATATTTTGCAAAAGGCGTTAATGTAGATTTACATGAGAATGAATATACGGCAGAAGAATATGATATGATGTCTCCCTTATTCCATGAAGCCTATTGGAGAACAGATCAGGAAGGAAACTCACAGTTTGATTTTATGAACTTCATGGGGGATTTGGAATATCGTGATGATGCACTCCAAAAATATGTAGCTAGTTTTGGATGGCAGGATCAATACAAAATGTTTTTAGCTGGCAGTTATAATGAGTTTCATTATAATCGTGAGCGTGGAGAGGCTGCTCCAACAACAGGAGATGATTTGGTTGATGATTATTATACTGATGTTCATAATTCAAACTATACTCCGGATAATTATATAGAGAATATTACAAATGATATAGCTGATCTAAAGCAAAGACTTGCTGGTGGTGGAGGGAGCTTACCAGTACCAGATAATCAGAAACAATGGTATCATGATGAGATCAAGCGTTTAGGTGATCATTTAAATAAGTATAAAGATATTGATTACACAACATATGATTATGATACATATTCTTCTGATTATGATGCATGGATTATTGAATGGTCAGAGGAAATGCCAGATGATTATGAGTACACTCAATTATATCAAGGACTAACTAAAGAGCAATGGGAAGCTAATTATGCAACAGAGTTTGAGGCAGGACAAAAAGCAAGAAGAAATTCAAAATTAGTTATGGCAATGGGTAATTCACCCAAAGCTAAACAATATGCGAAAGCATTAGGAGTGAGTTACTAATGACAATACACAGTGAAGGATGGATAAGACTTGCAGTTGAAGTGTTACCAATATTGATCAAACTCTTATTTGGAAAAAAGGAGACTAAGAATCTTCTCCTTGACCATTGGAGACAGATCGACCCTAAACAAAGGAATAACTAATGACCACAGAGTATGATGGAAAATATTGGGCAGCTCAGATCCACGCCGCCTGGAAGTACAGACAGGATAATGCTCGGGCTGAGCAGTGGCCGACCTGGCGTGGATATTATGAAGGGAATTGGAATGGTTTTCACTCTGGAATGAAGAGTAGTGGTATCCTCCCTGTCAATCTCATCTTCGCCTATGGTAGGACTTTCATATCCAAACTCGTATCCTCTCATCCTTCTGTTGTTGTGAAGCCACTCAAACAGAATGGTGGTGGCCGTGCGATGCTGATCCAGCAGGTATGTCAGCAGCTGATGTTGAACCTCCCTCTGGTGCAGAATATGAGGAGAGTCGTTCAGGATGCATATCTCCTCGGCACTGGCTTTATCAAGAGAGGATATAATTCACAATTCGGTCATTTTGATGGAATGAATAACTCCAAGATCGGTTCAAATGGAGAGGCGATTGAGCATGGGAGTAAGTACCGTGAGAACATGCCATGGGCAATGTGGCAACAGTTAGAGGATTGTCTTGTTCCATATGGGGTAGTGAGGGATGAAGATGTTTGGTTTCAGGCTTTCTTGATGTTCCGAAGAGTCGAGGATATGAAGGCGGATAGCCGGCTCAAGAATGTGAAAGATCTTGTCGGTACTGCTAGACCGATCATGAACAAGAGCATGATAGTTTCAGATGGTGGGACTTCTGTCCCACAACATGATGCTGAGAAGGATGCTCCTCCAGCTGAGTGGTTTGCCTACTGGGAGATTCATGACATGCGAAGATCCAAGTGTGTCTGGCTGGATCTCAATGCTGAGAAGATTATCCTTGAGGAGACTGACATATTGACTTCTGAGGGTGAGCCTGTGGGGTACGCACTTCGGTTGAATGATAACAACAGATGTTGGTGGGGATTGAGTGATACGCATAACCTGGAGCCTCAGCAGCTTGAGATCAACGATATCCGGACACAACAGGCTGTCTCAAGAAGGGCATCTATTCTAAAATTCATGGTTCGTGAAGATATGATTGATCCATTGGAGCTTGAGAAACTTCTGACTGGGAAACCTAATGTCGCAGTTTTTGTCAAGGGTGATCTAGACAAGGTTATCAAGGACATTCGTCCACAGCCGGCATTGGAGCTCTCTCAGCTCTCTGAAGAAGTCCGGAAGGACATGAGAGAAATGGTGGGATTGTCCCGGAATCAACAGGGTGCTTTTGCTGGGGGGAGGACTACTGCATCTGAGGCTGGAATAGTCTCTGCTGCTGCAGAAGGTAGCATGGAGGATCGTAGGAACCTGGTCAATGCCATGTGGTCAGACCTTATGCTTGGCATGATAGATTCTGCGAAGAGATTCTGGAAGGAGAAGGAGATCATTGCACTCATAGGCCCTGAAGGTCTGCCTTTCTGGGTAGAGTTTTCCGGAGCTGATTTGGAAGGTAAGTTCTCAATTGACATAGACGTCAATGCTGGACTGCCTTTCAGTCAAATGAGTAAGCGCAATGAATTGCAGCAGCTCATGCAGGTCATGGGGCCTGAGAACATGAGTCCAGATCTAATGAAGATGTATGGGGATACATTCCCGTACCTTGACAAAGCAAAACTTTTCCAACCCAGAGAGGGCATGGGAGGGAGTCCAGATAAAGCTGTATCAGGAGAAGACTTTAACACAATGGTTAATGCAGGAGGTGGCCAAAGTGCCGGTGTACGTTCATAAGTGTGAGAAGTGTAATCAGAGGTATGATCTAATTTCAACTGTGGCTAAGAGGAATGAGCCACAGAATTGTCCAGAATGTGGGGAGGGGATGCACAGGATCGTTGCAACAGCCTTTGCATTCAAAGAGTTTCCTGCGGGGCTTTATCCTTGTGGCCCAGGAGATTCATTAGTCCAGATTAACGATCGGAAACAGTTGAGGTCTGTTTGCCAGAGTCAGGGATTGATCAGCCACTACCTTGAAGGAAGCCCATCTACGGGAAAAGATAAGAAAATCGAGCCGACCAAATGGACAGAGCAAGACAACAAGGATATTGCTGAGCTCCATAGTATCACAATTGGTCAAGGCAAAAAAGCACCAGAGAATGCCGCAAAGTGGCTGGAGGATAAAGCAAAGTGAGTGAGGAAAGGAAAGTAACAATAAGTCCGAATCGCCCAAAGACTCATCGAGTTCTTGGAAAAGAACCCAGGAAGATAGTCATCACATTCGATAAGACGAAGGGTCAGTGGCAATATGATTTTACTGGGCATTGGAATGCTCATTTAATACAGAAGATCGCAAAGGGTCTTAAGAGAGGATTGGTGAGGTCACGGCGTAAAGCTATTGACAAGTCTACACTACGGAGTCGTAAGCCTGTCAAGACCGAGCAGATTCCACAAGATCGTCCTGGAGAGAACTTGGGAACAAATCCTGGAACTGGGGTATTGAAGGCTCAGCGCATTGCTCAGCCATCTATGCCCTTGGCCGACGGATTATCAGTACCAGTAATTGCTCCAATCCACGAGATTGATGCTGCGAGCATGCAACCTCATAGTCTAACCAAAGAAGGAGAAACAGTATAATGAAACTGGATGCCAACGGAAATCCATTACCAGAACCTGAGAGCAAAGTCCCGGGTGACAATAATTCAGCAGCGATTGATACTTTGACGAACAAGGTAACTGAACTGACTGGGTTGGTTGGGAGTTTAGCAAAGCAACAGCAGGCACAGGCACAGGCTCAGAGCAAATTCTTCTCACCGGAGTTCTTACAATCCATGAGAGGACCTGCTGCTCCAGTCGCCACAGAACCAGTACTTGATCTTAATGAGCTGGATAATGTGGGAATGGCAGAGCAGATCATATCAAAGGTTGCAGCACTAGTTGATGATAAATTAGGTGGGCTGCAGAAGGACCTTAATGTTGTGAGAGCAGGTCAGTCCCTTGGGGATGTGAGAGGAAGGCATGGAGATTTTGACCATTACATGCCGAAGATGCGTGAGATTTGGGCAAAGAACTCGAATCTCTCTCCTGAGGATGCTTATCGTCTTGCAAAGTTTGGGAACGATGAAGCTGTTACTGAAGCTGAAAAGGCTGCACGTGATAAGGAACAAGAAGCACTTCGTGCATCCCTACAAACTCAACCACCCGGAACAGGATCTTCCTTTAACTTGGAAGAACACAAAGACCTATCGGAGGATGATCAGATATCCGCTGCTTATAAGAAGCTTGTAACACAGCCTTCTTAAGGAGTAGAGATTCAATGGGACTTCCCGAAAAAACAGTAGAGATGGATGCCTTTTATGCCGCAACTTGGCAGGTGAGAAAGAAAGGTATTACGGATAATATATTCGGACAGACTGCAGGCTGGAACCTGCTAGTAAAACAGCATAAGGCTTCTCGCGCTCAGCGTGGCGGACGCTTTATTGAAGCAACTCTTCGTTATGCGAAGAATGAGACTGTGCGGTTTATCGGTCGCGGAGCAGTAATGCCCCTGACTGATACTCAGAACTTGACCGTGGCTTACTTCAATTGGAAGTATATGTCAGGTTCAATCGTGCGGTACTTCACCGATGAGCAGCAGAACTCTGGCAGTGCTAAGGAAATTGACCTGGCAAAAGAAAAGGTTGAGACTCTTGGAATGTCCATGACTGAGTATGCAGACGCTGCCCTTTGGGGTGACGGAACTGGTGATGGCGGACTGGCTATCGATGGTCTTCCGAAGTTAATTGAGGCGAACCCGAGTACGAGTACGACCTCTGTTGGTGGATTCACTGGAGCACTTTATCATTGGTGGAGAAATCAGTATCAGGCTGCGACTGGCGACTTCGATATTTATGGAGTCTCTGATCTGCGCAATATGCGGAATGACTGTTCCAATGGTGGACAGGATTACCCGAAGATCTACCTGACAACTCAGGCGGTTCTGGAAGCATATGAGGATGAAGGACTGGAGTATTACATGTTCTCTGACAGGAACAATGTTGACCTTGGTCTGACTGATGCCCTGAAGTTCAAGGGTGGAATCCTTACCTGGTGCACAAACTGTACGGCAAACACCGTATATTGCATCAACCCGAAGTACATGGGCTTGGTCTTTGACCCTGCTTATAACTTCGAAATGACTGCGTGGAAAAACATACCCACACAGCCTTTCGACCGAGCTGCCCAGATCGTCTGGGTTGGCAACTTCGAAATAACCAACAGGAAGAAGCAAGGCCGTCAGGTCGTGTCGATATCCTAAACAACTGCCCTCCGGGGAGTGGCCGCAAACCCTCCCCTTGAGGTAGCCTATAAACCAATGGAGGTTTATTATGAGTAATTTTGTAGAAGGCAGTTATGACCAGGTTCCGGCGGTAAGTATTCCACCGCAGGGTCTGTATGAGATTTCCGAAACCAAGCAGGCCCGTCTTGGGACTCGTCTGTGTGTCGGAGAAAGAGTGTTCAGATACGCCTGGGCAAGTGAGGGTTTGAGTAAGAGCAAGCTCGCAACCTCGCTGAACTTCATCAATGCTGAGAACACTGTTACAGTGGCTCATCCAATCGGCACGTTTGATGTAACTATCACTGAGGAAGGTACTCGGGATATTACCGCAAACATGTTTACGGATGGGTATCTGGTTGTGGATGAAGGCACTGGTGCTGGTGATGTTATGCGTATTAAAGAACATCCGGCTATTGCGAATTCAGCAGAAGGTGTTATCAAGTTGCTTGACCCCCTGCGTACTGCCTGGGTGATTGCTAATACTGATATCACTATGTACCAGAGTCCTTATCGGGTTCAAGAGGCTAATACTGGTGGGAAGGAAATGGTTGCTGGTGTTCCTATTGTGGATATCACCGATGAGTACTATGGTTGGATCCAGACGTGGGGGCCTTGTTGTGTCTTGATAGATGCAACCGGAACCTTCGGAGCCCTTGTGGGTGAGCGTTATGGTATCGTTTCCACCAATGTTGCCGGTGCAATTATGAAGCCGGATGCTGGTGGTGCTGCACACAAGCCACACCTTGGCTTCGTGTACACGGATGAAACTGATTACGTGGATGCACAGTACGCGATGTTCTTCTTACAGATCAGTCCGTGATCTAAACAATAACAATGGTGGTGTGGGGGTAAACGGTGAAGTTCGGCACCCCCATCACCGCCTCCTTTAAGGAGGAAAGATAATGGCTGATTACGCACAAACTACAACCTTTGACTTACCGAAGGCTGAAAGGATCTCAAGAGAACTTGGGATGATCGTTGGTAAGTGTGATGTCACAAACTACAACACCACTGGTGCTGAGAACACTGACATTACTGGAAAATTCAAATCCCTGAAACGGGTCATCTGTGATGGCTTTTCTGACAACCTCTTTGGAGTGCGGTGGGATACCACTGATAAATGCTTTCATGCATTCTCTGAGAGCGATGGTGGAGCAGGAACTGCTTTTCAAGAAGAAGCAAATGATACTGATATTGGTGAAGTTAACTTCATCGCTATCGGCACGATCTAAGAAGCGGTTGGGGAGGGGGGTGCAAGCCCCTCTTTCTGACCAGCCGTTCAACTATTGAACACCTAATGGGAAACTAATCTAATGAGAATATCCGACTTTGCAACAGAAGTCTTATCCAATATAGGAAGGGCAGGGAGTAACCTGGACACTGACCTACAGACCCGTTGCCTTCCAGACGCAACTCTGGCATCCAATAACCCTGGAATTATCAACCGTGCGATCATGAGAATAGCACGCAACTGGGCTTGGAAGGAACTGCGAATCCTCGACACGACTACATATGACACAGCTGATGGTGTTCGGTATGTCGACATCTCAGGCCTGCAACCTCTTCGCACCATCGTCTCCATCCGGATAATTGAATCCGGTTCCAGTAGGAAGCTCATCCGAGTAAACGACATTCGACAGACAGACAAGTGGATACCAGACGCGACTAATTACGCTGAGGGCATCCCAACACACTACTCTGAAGACAATATCGTCATCGAGGGCACCAACACTAAATGTCTGATCTTCGACCCGATACCGGATGACGCCTACGACATATCCATCCGTTACTCCAAATGGCCGAGTACCTATGCAGCAACTGAAACCCCAGAGATCACACAGATCGACGACATTATCCTGAACCTCGGAACCTCCATGCTCTATTCAGCTCTTGGAGAATACCCGCAATCAGTCTTCTGGTATCAAAACAAATACATGCCAGCACTCCAAGAAGCAGTAAAACTCGAGGTCACATCTCCAGACTGGGACATGGCTTGGCTTGGACTCTCTTCCGTCCCTGACCTCGGACGTGGTCCAATAACTGAATCCTGGAGAGATCCTTTCGTCATGCGCTAGCCAACGATTCAAAAAACCACCAACCAATTTTGCCACCTACATCTAAACAATAATCCACCTAAAAGGTCTCGATCATGCCAACCAACAACTCTATAACCAATCCAACCACCATCACTCAACCTTTAGGTATCCCTACTGTTGCTGGCGGATTGTTTCGTCCGGAGGGTGGCCCGAGGGATCTGAAAGATAATCAGACTTATGCTTTACAAAATCTACGTCCCTGGCAAGGGGTACTGACTACTCGTCCTGGTCGACAGGCCTTTGGTCTCCAGGTAGCTTCTGGGGAGGCAACTATTCACTTAGACAATATCCGACTTAGGGATATGGACACACCATCACCTGTCGCGGTTACAAATAACAGCATCTACTATAAGGACAGAGACGGGATCTGGCAGAAGATAGTTGAGCATACAGCCCAGCAATTAGGACATGATACACATATAACAACTGCTGCAATCAAAGGCAAAACAGGAAGTGAAATCTATGTAGTGTCATTCGATCAGAGAGCACCTGTTCGATATCTTGAGGATGTCTCATCTGGCCTTTTCCCACAACTGACTCTTGGGACGAATAAACACTGGATGCGGGCGAGAGTTGTTCGGACACTGGCAGGACATATTGTATTCTTCGGCACGACTGAGAATGGAGTCCCTTCCCTCGACCGTGTCCGTTGGGGAGACTTTGGAGATCCTACGAACTTTGACGAAGAAGGCACTACTGCAGACTTCGTAGATCTATCAGCACCGAACTCAGTAACAAAAGGTTATGGAGCTATCATTGCTGCAGAGCCTCTTCAAACACCTCAGGGAGATGTGATAATCATCTACCAGGAATGGGGAGTGCATATCATGAGGTGGGTTGGTGGACAAGAGATCTTCTCCTTCCAGACTATATTGGGAGAAGAGGGTGCGTGTTCACCTAGATCAGTAGTTCCGTTCCTGACTCCTCAAGGTCGCGCACATATGGTCTTTGGCCAGAGAGGGATTTACATCCACAAAGCAGATTCATTGTACCAAGATATCTCACATGATGCTATCTTCCAATACATGGTAGACCATGGAGTGACTGGGACAAATAGATATCGGATCTTTGGCTACGACAGACCTAGGGATTTCTGCGTGAACTTTCATGTAGCAATGGATCATGACCCATCAGCTACATGGGATACACAAGCAGGGAATTGGGTAGACTATCCAACATCTGATATGACATGGGATGCTTCTGAACCAAATACTGTTGTTTCTTATAACTATGTGGAGAACACTTGGACGCTCCTAACCGAGCCTGATTCAATTCTCTGTGGAATAACTCAATCTGTCAGAAAGCATTCGTTCCAAGCAGGTGTTACAATGGACTCGGTTCTGTATGGAACAAATGATGGATATGTCCTGAAGGACGAAGTCAATACTGGATATGATAGAAGTACATATATAACTTCGATGCTTGAATCCAAGGAGTTCGTGTTTTTTGATGCAAATGAATCCTATTCAAAGAAAGGACGTTTACAGTTTGTCCGTGTTGAGGCCAAAGGGTTGGGACAATTGAGAGTTCAGGTAGCCTATGATGGAGGAGACTGGAGTACAGCAAAGGTATTTGACCTAGAAACTACGTGGAAACTCTTCACAATCTGGCCGAATACTTCATGTGAGTATTTCCGGATCAAGGTCTTGTGCACAAACTATACTGATGGAACAGTCAAGCCATCATACATGACAATCAAACAAATACTTAGGGGGATGATCCCTAGCACGGAGAGATAAAATGGGTGACGTAGAAAGGATTTTAACAGTATCGACTGGACAAGAAGCTGCAATTAATGATTTGTTGGGAAAGTTGCAGGGTAAGCTCGGATGTAGTATGCCATCAGCTGAGAATCCAGTTCTTGCCACAGGGCAAAAAGCAGCCTGGGATATGGTACTTGCTTATGCTGGAGGTGATGCTTCGGTTACATCACATAATCCCGAAAATCAAGACTTATATGAACTTGCTATTGCTACACTCAGAGCATCTGCAGTAAACCAAGTTCCTGATGGACTAGCCAATCTAAATCCATATGGTAATGATCGAACAACTATGGATGGACAAGGTACTGATCTAGACCTTGTGGCACTTGAGGCTGCTGATTGGGATCAGACATACTTTGATGAATGGGTTGAAGATCCTGCATGGGACTATTTCGACAATACCACAGTGCCTCAGATTCGAGAAGCATTTGCTGGGTCTAATCCTCGCTGGTCTGGTAGGTGTGAGAGAGCAGTTGCTGAAGCACGAAGGAAGTTGACCCTCGAAATTCTTGCCAAGAGAGGGGAGACGGCATTCTCCTTTCAGCAACTTGTTGGTCAGATGAAAGATAAGCAACTTGATAGGAAGTTGCAACTGACTGCTGATCGAGATAAGACTAATTCCACATTTCGTGATAAGAATGTTGATCGTATATCAGCTGCTAGAGAATCATTTCTCGAGCGTCTACTTAAATATCAAAATGAGGCAATCAATCGTCGTTTGACTGCTGTTCAAGGATATACTTACTTCATAGAACAACCACTGAACAACTACCTCAAACGAGCAATGGCTGGAATGCAGTCAGGGGAACTTCAGCGTGGAGTTACTGGGCAATCTGATATGGTAGATTTTCAGAATGAAATGCGAAATCACTATCTAATGAACCCAGCCATAGAATTTCTTCTTGCTGTCTGTGGTCAGCCAATGTATACTGCAGTAGCAGAATCAGATGACCAGAGTCCTTGGGGAGCAATAGCACAGGGGGCGTTTGGGTTAGGGTCATCACTTATCAACAGTCCAAATAACCCATTAGGATTTTAAGGATAAAGGAGAATAGACAATGGCACAAGAACTAAAATTTCCGGGAGCAGGTGCTCCAATCAACTACGCTGAGGCGATGAGGGTCAAGAGACCCAATCCTCGTCCTGGGCAACAGGGAAGAGTGATCCAGAGAAAGAGTAGTATGAAACCCTGGGAGGAGGCACTGGCAGGGATTGGCAGAGGGGCGAGTGATGTAGGGAAACAGATGCATCAGGACAACCTTCAGGGAGCTAGGCTCAAACAACAGGGAGAGCAGTTCCTCAAGACTTTTGAGCAGAAGCAAGATCAGATGGCACTCTCTTCATACGATTCTCTAATCAAAGCACTTCCTCAACTTATTGAATCTGGTATAGCCCCAGGAATCATTAGAGGGCCCATGATTAAATCTGGGCAGATGGCTATGAAAGCCCTGCAGCGGGCAGATAAGCAGGAGAAAGAAGCTGCGAAGGAAGGCGGTGACACACGGGGAACTATGATGGATTCATTGATTCCAAGAGATAGTGGTCGTAGAGAAGCTCCTGATGCACAGAAGCAAATGCAGAGGTTTGGGATGGGTGGAGGACAAGGTGGTGGTCAGCGACAAGGTAATGCTGGACAAGTCTTTGATGAGTCAGTAGGTGGTGCAAGGTCTAAACGTCAGCAGAAGAATGATCGAGAAGATGCCATCTGGGAGAGAGATCGCATCACAGAACTTGGAGATCAGGTAGCAAAGAGTCAGGAAGAGAAAGACGAACAGGATGCTAAGATGGCACAGAAAGCATCAGATGATTATTACAAGGCTGTTGATGAAGGTGATGCTGATGTTGAAGATCTCTATAATGTCTATCTTGCGAACATGCAGAAGGGGAGAAGTACTGGAAGCTCAATGTGGGGTGGCGTGAATATGTCTCCTGCAATCTTAGAAGAACTTGCGAAGAACTTTGACATAGACTCACCTGTGGGTGAAAGATATGTTCATGCACTTATATCACAAGGCCTAACTCCACAAGAACTTTACAATCGAGTTTCTGGTGGACTTGTTCAGGATTTCAAGAAGCTTGATGAGAATGCTGATAAAGATGATATAGCAATTCAGGAAGCATTCAATAAGAAGAAAGATATCGCACCAATCAAGAAAAAGATTGAGGAAGCATTTGATAAGATAGATAAGAAGTATCCTGATATTGCTGCAACAGCTAAGAAAGCAGCTACGAAAGAAGCTGAGGCACAACGTACTGCAACACAAGCAATATCCAAAGACTTGTCTGATAAGAAGCAACGGCAGATCAATAGTCGGTCCCTCGAGATGAATAGACTATCGGGGAAGATTGTTGATGGAAAGGAGATTGATGCAGATTCTATTTTTACGGCAAGAAAGGCTGAGGTAGGTAAAGATTCCGAAGGCAGGTATTTCAAAAAAGTATCCAAAGGAAGATGGGATATCTTAGACGATCAAGACGGATGGAGGAAGTATGACAGACAAAGAAAATAACATGCCAAGTTTAGCTACTGGATTAGACCTTTCGGAGGAGCAGATTGAGTCAGTAGATGAAGTCATTACAAAAACTCCTTCGTCACTAATCCCTACTGCGGAAGAAGCATCTATACCAAGTCTGGATGTGGATATAGATATGCGTCTAGAAGAGCCTGGGTATGAGTCAAAACCATTTGACCCTAGTAAGTACAATGTAGATCTCGCTGCGCCTCCTGCTGATGACCTCATGTATGATCCTCAAGAGTTTGGGACAAAGAATCTTCTTGATGCAACATATCGTGATGTCATGAAGAAGGAGGCTGTGGGGACTGTAGAAGAGGGGATGGACTTTGCTCTGGCAGTAGCAAGTCAGAAGGAAGCAGGGTCTCTTCAGGATACTTATAATATGCAAGGACCTCCACCCCTGCCAGTGGGTCCAAATGGAGAACGCGCTGGTTCCAAATATGTCAATGATGATTACTCTGCTCAGGGAACTATCAATACCATGTTCCGTAGTTTCGGAGCACAGTTCTTCTATGGATTACAGGCTGGACTCCTTGAGGGTGCAGGGAATACTATTGATGCTTGGACTGATCCAAATTATGTAGCTGAGATGGGACAGGATCACTTTCGAGATATTGCACAGAATGTTGAGATGACTACTAAACGAGGTGCTGTAGCATACAATCCTCGAGGGCTATTGGCTCCAAACAAAGATAATCTTGAGCATTCACGCAATGAGCATTCTTTTGGTGTTGGTGGGACATGGGATATTGCAATGTCTGATAAGGAACAACCAGCCTGGGCAAAAGCTGCCGCTCAATGGTTATGGAAAGCATCAGACTGGCATAAGAAAATTCAGCGTGGAATGACAGGGCATAATCAACCAGATGCTCCCTGGTACTACAACCTTGCACAGATTTCGGCATCCGGTATGGCTTCACTTGCACATGCATACGCCATGGGGGGTGTGGGATATGGCATCACTGGCAGCACAAAAGCGGCTGCTGTTATAGGTGGTTATGGTTTGGCGATTGTTGAAGCCTCTCCTGTGTATCGAAAGGCTGTGGATGATTATCAGCGTCAAGGTAAAGGCAAGTCAGAAGCAAAAAATCTTGCATGGACTAACTTTGCAGTTGAAGTTGCTTTGATAGGAGCACTTGAATCCTTAAGTCTTGGTACGTTCTTCGGAAGGAAAGCTGGACGTCCAATTCTCAATCGCCTGAAGCAGGTCTTTGTTGAGTCAACCACTGAAGGACTCCAAGCCGGTGTCCAGATTATAGATGCTGCTCTAACCTACCAGAAGGATAGATATTTCTCTGCAGATCCTACAGTCCAGATGGAGAAGTTGGAAGAAATCTGGCCGACCATCCGGGACAATATGCTAGGTGCGATCCTTCCATCTCTTGTATTTGGAGGAGGAACTTCCCTCTTCTTTAGTATTCAAGATGAGGCGGCTAAGAGCCTCCGGAAGTTTGATCCGAAGATGCCTGGAAAAGAAGTCGAGCGTCAATCACATATCCAAGCAACAGTGGCTATGAAGACTATGCTTCATACTGTCAATATGCGCAATGCCAAAGCTCGCGAGATGGCGAAGTTGAATTCTGATGAGATGACGATAGAAGAACTTCGTAAGGTTGTTGGTACACAGATTGGTGTGAAGAAAGCAAATAAGTTGGGGCGAGAAGCTCTCCTGAAAGAGTTTATGCAGTGGTGGGATGCTGATACCAAAGCTAAGACAGATAAAGAGTTCAAATTCCTCGCCAAGAACCCAGCGAAGTTACAGCAACAAGTTGCCAATCTCTTTCATGATCCAAAAGTATATGCTTCGGATGTTATCAGTCGTCAGACTCCTTATGTTGTGAAGGAAGGACAGCTCCATACGAAGCGGTTGGGAGAGGTTGTATCCATCGTCAGTATTGACGGAAATGAGTATGTGACTATTCAGTATGCAGATGGTGTTACTACACAGATTTCCTTTAGGAATCTACGTCCTATTCATGCCGAGTTATCAGGTGATGTATCTTTGTTTGTGGGGGTTATGGATGAAATGGAGAAGGCAAAGCAACAGGCATTGGAGGGAAGGAAGACCAGGAAGAAGGCTCAGAAGATGGGTAGGAAGAAACAACCCTTTGGTCCGACATCGAATATTGTCGATGCTGCTGGTGGTTGGGGATTGGCTGATGGGAAGAAGAAGAGTCCGGCAGATGCTCGCAAACGTGAGGGTGCGATCCGTAAGGATACGAAGAACTATGGGGATGAGGCTGGAGCCGCAGCTGATGCATACTGGGAATCATATAAGAGGGAAAGTGGGTATGTCAGCAAGAGTGATCAGGAGAAGGTGACGATCACAGGGACGGAAACATATACTGGCGAGTCAAAAGAAGAACTTGCATCGAAGGAGGCTCGGAAGAAAGAGTTGGAGAAGGAAGGGAAGCTTCCGAAGAAGAAACGTGCACAGAAGAAGGCGGCCAAGAAGGAAGCGGCGGCAGAAGAAGCAACTCCTCCTGTTGAAGAAGCTCCTGCAGAACCCGACCCAGTAATCACAGAAGCTCAGGCAGAGAAAGCACTCGAGAAGTTGGAAGAACTCAAGAAGAGGAAGCGGAAGAAACAGAAGGCTGAAGGGAAGGCAAAACCAAAGAACAAAACCTCCAGAGAGCCTGTTCGTGTAGAGGACTTGACTCAAGAACGTGCAGCTGAAGCACTGGAGATCCTGAAGCAGATGCGTGTTGAGAAGGGAGAAGAGTATGATGATGAGGCTATGTCAGATGAAGACATTGCAGAGTTGTCTACCTGGATGGACGAGCTGGCAGAGAAGAATGCTGCAGAAGCGAAAAAGGTCAAGGAAGAGAATGCTGGCAAGACCCTTGGTGAGATACAGGATGAACTCGAGAAGGCCGAGAAGGTGAAGATCCCTGTTCGGAATCGGGAGTTGACAGCGGAAGAAGAGGCAGAAATTGATCGTGAGATAGAAGAGGAAGAGAGAGAAGGAGCTCCTCCCTCTATTCAAGACATTGGCCATGAATTCTCCGAACACGCAGAGTCCCTAACCCACAAACTCAAAGAAGCTCAGGACGTTCTCGATATGATCCCTCGTGATGAGTATCTGGCAAAGCTTCAAGAATGGATTGATTCAGGGATTAAACTTCACCAAGAGAATTTCAACAGGTTCCTTATAGATGAGTTCCTTGAGTTCGACACCCTTGCTATCCAGAACATAGATGCATTTAACTTCCTGTCTGACAAACTCTGGGATGGAGCGGCTGAGGTTGCTAAGATGGGACCTGCATTCCATATAGCCCAGCAGGAACTCCTGCGTAAGTCCTTCGTCATGAGAGAGATGGAACAGATTGATCGTGCCATTGAGACGTTGGACCTGGATGAGACTGACGAGCGTAGAGATATCGCACACGAGAATATCATCCGTCAGAGTTTCCTACACTTCCCGATGGCAACAGGTGAGATGACAGCTAAGGCAGCTCAGGCTGAGGTTGATGCAGCAGTGAGCCGATACGAGGCACAGCGAAGTGGGATTTTGGAGTTCGTCAAGAAGAGTAAGAGTTCAGTAAATGCTAAGCAGATTATTGAATACTTTGAGAAGAACCTGAAAGAAGTCAGGCAACCTACAGATAGGGAGATCAAACAGGCACTTCTGGATATGGGAATTTCTGATGGGATAAACCTTCGCAGGTCGATAGCCAATCCACAAAGAGTTGCTGATGCACTTCGTGGTAAGACAGTAGATGGTGGTCAAGAAGTAGACTACACAAAAACTCTTTATGCCAAGAGAATGAAACAACTTAGTGGCGAAGTCAAGCAACTTGATAATCGAATCAAATTATTAAAAACACAAAAGCCAAATGCAAGACTCACTGGCCCTCAAGTAGATAAGTTATTGAATACTGCTGATGCCACAGGTGGTATTGTCCAAGAATTAGTTCAGAAAGAAGAAGCACAAAAAGAAAGATTACTCGAATACAAGAAGTCACAAAAACGACAACACAGGAGATGGCTTGATCCTCACAAAGTCCACAAGACAGTGCAGAGAATGCTCCAGGAACTTACCTCTGGAGATAACTTGAATGTCACAATGATCGGCAAGAACCCCTTCTATAAGTATCAGGCAAAACGTGCAAACAAAAAGACAGTCACTGGGAAAACTCCGGTGGCTGATGTGCAGGCCTTGCGAATGGAAGTCCTTGCTCTTGAAACAAACATTGCATCTCTTCAAGACGAGTTCAGAAACCTTGCCCAGCAGGAAGAAAGTGAGCAGGCAGATGTTAAAGATGAATCACTCGCTGAGCAGATAGATGATGTTCAGATGGCTATCTCAGATGACCAACGGAATCTTGCTAGGAAGAAGCAGCAACTAAAAGAGGCTGAGTCAATTCTTCGTCAGACAGAATCCTACGTAATACCAGAGGGTCGGAGTCAGGTCTTTCGTGATACAGAAGGGAATACAGTTCTTTGGTTTAAGGATTTGGAATATGAAGTAGAACTCTCATCAGGAACTGCCCAACGAAACTTTGGTAAGATGTCAGGGAAGCAACTCTGGGATATGTATCTTGATCCGAATATAAAGGTCGAGGATTTTATATCTAATCCAAAGCCGGTGTTTGACACTGAGTCCCAACGAGCCAGGTATAATAGAATCCATGAGGCCTGGAGATCAATGTCTCAGACAGAGAAGGCATTGGAACAATGGGTGACTGAACAATCTGCCTCTCCAACAACCTTTGGTCTCCTCGCTGACCCTAAAGCATTCATTGATTTGTTTCCATATCTTGCGGAGATGGAGAATGGTGGTGACACAATTCTGTATTCGAACCTGCCCATCCCTGCCATGTTTGATCTGGCATTCAAAGCTGGTGGAGCAACTGCCTTCATGGCACGTAAGTCTGCCTCAACTCTCGCAAGATGGTTTAATAGGTTTGGAGCTCTTGAAGATCTGGACATAGCCAAAGGCACAGATATTGCTGTTAAGCTCCTGGCTGTCGGACAAGCTAAGGCTGTGAATACTGAGAAGGTCATCACTGCCATCCGCGCACATAGAAGGAAGGGAGGGATGCTGTATGGACTAACTCCTGAACTTGCTATCAAACTTACACATATAATGTCAATGCGTAATGTAGAAGGTGAGGGAAAGATGGTGGCAGAGACAGAGAATGAGAAGAAGTTCATGGCGATCTTTGACCAGTGGTTTGATGCAGATGCTGAGCTGGCGAACTCTCTCGGGATGCCTTTGTGGCCAGCAAGTGCTAAACTGAAAATGTCTAATCGAATCAGTGAACTCCAATCTGAACTCGGATGGGTGGTGCAGGAAGATGGAACACTAGGCCCCAAGAAGGAAGGGAAGTGGGGACGGTATAACACAGTCGAAGAGTATCGTAAAGGAGCACAGGAGATTGATGGTCTGCAGATGAAACTCATTGCATTGGAACAGTTCGAGTACTTCCCTGCTATGATCATCCAAGGAACATTTGATAAGAATTACAAGTACTCAAATCGTGGATCTCTTATCTCTGACTTCAAGAGTTTCATGAAAGAGAAGTCGTACTACTCTGTTGAAGATTGGAAGACATTCTGCAGACGGAAACGCTACAAACCAGAACTTCATATCGAAGTCCTTGCTGCATACCATAGAGTCGGAGTCATGACTGCTGCACAAGAGCACCTGTTCTGGGAAGATCTGAAGACACAAGCTACTGTTTGTAGACAGGAGCAGCACACACCCAACAAACTTCTAGAAGAGCTTGAGGGAAATATCAATGAGCTAAGAGCGGACATGGAAGATGCTACTGATCCCATGGAGAAGTTAGCATTCAAGAGAGATTGGAAGAAGGCTAAGGCTGAGTTAAATAAACTTCGGCAAGAGGGTGAGGGAGTTCCTTGGATTCCGATACCTAATGTTTGGGAACTGAATGGTGAGAAGAATCTTGAGCAGAAAAACTTCTTTATTCATCCTGCTTTTGCTGCAGCTTATCGTCAAATGAACATGCCCTCTCTTGGAGATTTGGTGCATCAGGTCGGACCTCAATCTGCAATTGGTCGTCCAGGTTGGATATCATTTAGACAAGCTCTCAACTTCACGAAACGTGTGAAATTCTTCCTGCCTCAGATCATGGCTGGGAACAATCTTGCGCAGGCATGGTACTATGGTGGACCGGCGGCAATGCTCAAAGGCCAAGAGCTGCTGATGAATCCTACTACGTACACCAAGTATCTGGTGAAGGGATATTATCATTATGAAATGAAGACGGAGTTGTTTTATGATGCACTAGCAGCTGGTGTTATCGGGACGGCCCCATTTAAGTTACATGACTTCCAGTTGCGTGATATGATCATGTCCATCCACAGAGCCGAGTCAAAGATGATTGATAAGCCATTCGGCAAAGCTCGTGTAGCAGCATCTCAGAAGCTTGAGTATTGGATGGGTGATAGTCTAGATACAATCTTCAAAAAGAAATTTGCCCACGGTAATATGATGCCATTGCTTAATGCAATCAGCCACTTCACATGGACCATTGATGCACAGCAGAGATTGGCAGGACTGGACTATCTGGTAAGTAATGGCTGGAGTCTACACGGCCCAGTGAATTACAATAAGAAGACAGGAGCTCTTCAGCTGATCAAAGATGTGCATGTAGATTACGCACGACTGCCCAAGATCCTGAACGAGAGTTTGTCATACTTTTTCTTAACCCCAACCTATCGGACTCAGGTGATTAGGAATCAAGCCCTGATGGTCACACAACCTCTACGCAGGTGGCCGCAGCTTCTAAACTACCTCTTGTTCAAAGGCCTGATGGGAGTGTTCGCCTATGCAATGGGATTCAAATGGCAGAACGCATACAAGCTCTCAAGGATTGTGTTTGATGAAGTGAAGGGCTTTATTGAGCAGACAGTAATTACTCCATTCACACCACTTGGAGAGGCTGTTCGTTGGTATGAACGTGGAATGAAGCCTCTGGCAACAGGAGATCTGAAGCGAGTTTTCATGTCTTGGTATTATGGGTACTCTTCTGTACCATTTCACTTGGTCATAGACTGGGCTAAAAGAACAGACTATCGAGGCAAACAATTTAGTTCGGGTGGAACGACTGGACAGATAATGCTTGACTACCTAGTCTATACAGTAGGGGAAGTCATCGCACCGATCAACTGGACCAAGAGGACGTTCCTGGAGAGAGATGCAAACTGGCTCGAGAGTGGATTGGCTTTGATGACTATCACCTACTACGAAGATGCATATCACTTTGACAAGAAGTATTGGGTAGCCAGTCAGGGCAAGAAAGAAATGCAGGCATATGCTTATTCAATCATGAGTGGTAAGATTCATCCATCAGATCAACGAATTAATGACAATCTCAAGAGACTCGCTTTGAAGACAGCCAATGAAATGAAGAGAATGGAAGATGGAGAAGCAAGAGATAAAGCAAACTACCTCAGGGAGAGAAAGAGGAAAAAGGAGGGATTCTAGTGAGGATACTAATCATCTCGTCCAAAGGACGGGGGCTTGGAGTAGCATGTCGGCTCCAAGAGGAAGGTCATGAGGTCGTTTTCAAACTCAGTGATCCTTATGCAAAGATAGGGAATGCAATGGTAGAGAAGGCTCATGGGTCTCTCCGGACAATCCTTGATAAGAAGATAGATTATGTCCTGGTCTTCGGATATCAGTTCGGAGATCATGTAATGTATCTGCAAGAGCGTGGGTATCCAGTGATTGGGGATTCACCATTCTCGGAAGCGATAGAAGTTAATGATGAGTACAGGCACATAACTCAGACTCTTAGTCAGCTGGATGAGAAAGATCCTCTGGAAGGGTTTGTGAGATGTGGTTGGTTTGATGGAGAGAAACTTCTACCGGAGTTCTACCAGGGAAGGTTGCACACCCGTACAATGCCGGGCGAAATCGGGGCCACCGTGCCCTCGTCTGGCGCGACCCTTATACAGGTAGGGGGCGGGTCTCTCGGCCTTACACGAGCGATTGAGTGGCCTCTGCGGAGTGCCAAATACGTTGGACCGGTTGTGGTTCATGGAGGAAAACTCTCCTGTTACTTCTACCCTGGAATCAGTGAGTGTATGATGGTGATGCTCAGGCAGCCTCTCGGGGAATTCTTCCTGAAGCTCAGTCAGCAGAAAGCAAGGATTAAGAAGAACAAAGACTGGGCAGTTACGATCCAGGTATCAGTCCCACCGTATCCGACAACAAAGGTATCCTCACAAGCCCTCGGCCTCCCTCTTGGTGGGTCATCTTGGAATACTCCTGAGGGTAGGAAGTATATATGGATGGAGGATGTGATGAAGGTTGATGCTCAATATCTCTGTGCTGGAACCTCTGGGTGTCTGGGATATGTCAGCGCTCATGGTCGGACACTGAAGGAGACTAGGCGCAGGGCCGTCCGTTGTATTGAGCGTATGGAGGTGGAAGATGTTCAGTTCCGGGGAGATGTCGGAGAG